GGGAGGATCTGCTACTCAGTCCAGCAGCCAGACGGCAGTTGCCAATTAGTCTGGAATGCAAGTCCAGAGCAAGTATCTCTGTTTACGGATTCTATGAACAAGCAAAAGCAAATGCAGGAGGATACGAGCCAGTTGTCGTTGTCAAGCAAAACAGAGATAAGCCCTTGGTTGTGGTAGATTGTGTTTACTTTTTTGAACTATTAAGGAGAGCCAGCAATGAGTAGTTTTCGATTTATCTATGAAGGTGGTGACTTTGAAGATGAGGGCAACAGTCCCTTCCCATCAAAAACAACGATAGAGTCCTTCCATGAGTTCGCTGATGATCAGACATGGGAAACAATTCTGTGGCAGTTCTGTAAGTTCCTTGAGCACACCGGCTTTGAAGGTGTCCGCAAGCGGGTAGTCATTGAAGGCCTGCGCCATGAGTGCCTCTTCCAAGACTTCTTCAACAGGGAAGTTACCATGGCTGACAGATTAGAGGACTATATCGAATCACTTAACGACACAGAAAAGGATGCACAATGAAACTAGCTAAAGACGGTCAAGACGGCTACCTTGGAACAGCAAAAGCAGGAAGCCCAGAGTGGAAAGAGGCAATGAATGAACTAGAAACATATTTTAACTCTTTGTCTCCTGCTGAAAAAAAGGACCTAGAAACCCTTGGTTATAACCTAAACAATTTCCGTAAGGATCTTCAATGAAGCTACTGATGCTAGACATCGAAACAAGCCCCAACACTGCACATATTTGGGGCCTTCGTGACCAGTACATCAGCCCAGATCATCTGTTAGAGTCGTCTTATGTTCTGTGTTGGGCTGCTAAGTGGTACGGTTCTAAAGAGGTTATGTTCTCTTCAGTGCAAGATACAAAGCCTAAGTTCATGCTTCGTAAGATACATGACCTGATCTCTGAAGCCGATGCAGTATGCCACTACAACGGCACTCGCTTTGACATTCCTGTGCTGAACAAGGAGTTCCTGCTGCACCATCTGGCACCGCCTGCTCCGTATAAGCAGATTGACTTGCTAAAGGTAGTTCGCAAAGAGTTTCGTTTTGCAAGCAATAAGCTAGACCATATCGCACAGAGGCTCGACCTTGGCAAGAAGGCATCGCATGAGGGCTATCAACTCTGGGTTAAGTGCATGAACAAGGACCCTGATGCCTGGAAAGTGATGGAGAAGTACAACAAACAAGACGTTATTCTATTGGAGAAAGTCTATGAGCGTTTGCTCCCTTGGCTTGGTAGAAACCATCCTAATCGTAACCTGTATAATTCCACTGGATGCCCCACCTGTGGAAACGCCAAACTACAAAAGAGAGGTTTCAGTTATACGACCACAGGAACCTTCCAAAGATTCCAATGTACCCACTGTGGAAGCTGGTCAAAGGCAACCAAAGCCGTAAAGGAACACGCCCATGTCACAGCAGCTTGAAACACTAGCGGACTACATCAAGGCTAGGCAGATTGGCGGCAATCACTACAAGACACAGATCCAGCCTTGGGATGTCTTCCTTGATTGGGAGATGGACCCTTGGCTGTGTAATGTGATTAAGTATGTGCAGCGTCACGCTAAGAAGAACGGCAAAGAGGACCTTGAGAAGGCAAAGCACTATCTTGAGTACGCTATCGAGAACTACGACAAGATAAAGGCTGTGTATTACAAATGAGTCAGCGTGATCTTGATAGGGCCTATGGTCTACTAAAAGAGGCTCAGTGGAGTAAGGGATTTAACCTGTATGAGTGCCGTGAGATTCGTAAGGTTAAGTTTGCCCTTGGAATGAAGACACCGCTGTCTAGGTCCATCATCTGGGAACCAGGGTATGATGTTAGAGATAGGCACCTGATAGTCACTAACGAGCAAGGCGTTGGCGACACAATCATGTTCTCTAGGTTCATACCGCTGCTTAAGAAGCTGCCAGTAAAGTCTGTTAGTGTCTATATGCAAAAGCCACTGATGAACCTGATAGCCTCGCTCGATGGTGTCGATGGTGTCTTAACTGATGAGAACTGCCAAGTACCGGCAATGCGGGTCAAGGTAATGTCTATACCGGCTCTGTTGCTACAGTACAATCTGTTTCCTATGGACGATGGTGGCCCCGTCTATGGCAGTGCTGGCTACTTCAAGTTTAAGGGTGTTAAGAAGACTAGCCAGATAGGGTTTTGCTGGTACAGCGATAATGATTCATGGAACGCTAGTGCCAAAGTTATTCCTAGAAACTTAGCAGAAAAGTTCTATAATCAGTTGACAAAGAAGCACAAAGTGGTATCATTACAGATTCAGCCTGACTTTATGCCAGAGCACTTGGATGGTAGAAGTTGGCTTGAAACGGCTAAGAAGATACAGTCATTGAAGGCAGTCGTAACTGTTGACACTGGTGTAGCGCACTTAGCAGGAGCACTTGGGGTAAGGACATTGAACTTAGTTGGCTCTACATCAAAAACGGGGTGGTTTTATTTACCTGCTGATAAAGACAAGACTACATGGTATGACTCAGTGGAACTTATACGTTATGAACCTTATACTAACTGGGAGGCAGGGCTTGATGAAGCACTGAAAAGATTATGTCGTTGACGATTAGAGATATAATGGAACGAATGAAGAAGTTAGACGAAATTACAATCTTGGAAGTGCTAGATATTTCTTCAGAAGAACTAATAGAGAAGTTTGCAGATAAGATAGAAGATAAATTTGATGAATTGGAGATTGATTTAGATGACACCCTATAGCACCTTTATTGCCAAGAGCCGGTACAGCCGGTTCATCCCTGATCAAAACCGCCGAGAGCACTGGGGCGAGTCAGTAGACCGTTACTTTGCTTTTATGTTTGACCACCTAGACAAGAACTACAAGTGGAGTCCTAACAATGACCTACGCCTAGAACTTATCAGTGCAGTCAAGAACCTGGAAGTGATGCCTTCTATGAGGGCTATCATGACCGCAGGTAAGGCCCTTGACCGGGACAACACCGCTGGATACAACTGTTCTTATCTACCCGTTGATGACCCTAAAGCCTTCGATGAGGCCATGTACATCCTACTCTGTGGTACAGGTGTAGGCTTTTCTGTGGAGCACAAATATGTCGATCAGTTACCTGAAGTGCCAGATCAGTTGTTTGATTCTCAAACTACTATTTCGGTTGCAGACTCTAAGGAAGGGTGGGCTAAGGCACTACGCCAACTCATCGCTTTACTATACTCTGGGGAAGTGGCAAGATACGACCTTAGCAGAATTAGACCTGCTGGAGCCAGGCTCAAAACTTTTGGAGGACGTGCCTCTGGTCCCGGACCTTTGGACGAACTTTTTAAGTTCACTATTGCCAAATTTAGAGGAGCAGTTGGTAGAAAACTTACATCAATCGAGTGTCATGATATTCTCTGCAAAATCGGGGAAGTTGTTGTTGTCGGTGGGGTACGGCGAAGTGCAATGATTTCTCTGTCGGACCTTGAGGATGACCGTATGCGGTCTTGCAAATCTGGAAACTGGTGGGAACAAAATGGACATAGGGCACTCGCTAACAACTCAGCAACTTATAACTCTAAACCAGATATTGGACAGTTTCTCCAAGAATGGACAAGTCTATACAACAGCCACTCTGGAGAACGGGGAATCTTCTCAAGAGAAGCAAGTAAAAGCCAAGCTGCAAAGAACGGCAGACGTGATTCTAGTTTTGACTTCGGAACAAACCCCTGCTCAGAAATCATCCTGCGCCCCTATCAGTTCTGTAATCTCACGGAAGTGGTTGTACGGGCAGAAGACACTGTAGAGTCTCTTGCTAACAAGATCAGGATAGCAACGATTCTTGGCACATTCCAGTCTACAATGACGCACTTCCCTTACCTGCGTAAGGTATGGCAGAAGAACACCGAAGAAGAGCGCCTCTTAGGTGTATCTTTGACGGGTATCTTAGATAACAAATGGATGGGAGAGGTAAGTGACAGCACTGCGAAGGCTCTTGAACAACTACGGAAAGTCGCCGTTGATACCAACTCTGACCTTGCAACACAGTTGGGAATTCCTAAGTCTGCTGCGATTACTTGTGTCAAACCTAGCGGCACTGTGTCTCAACTTGTTGATAGCGCCTCTGGTATTCACGCTAGACATAGCCAGTATTATATTCGCCGTGTTCGTGGGGATAAAAAGGACCCTCTCTCAGCGTTTCTGACTTCTGCTGGTGTGCCTGCCGAAGATTGCGTAATGCGACCAGACAGCACAGTAGTCTTCTCATTTCCGATGAAGGCTCCCGAAGGAGCACGGTTGCGTGATGATCTAACAGCAATTGAGCACCTCGATGTCTGGATGATGTATCAGCGGCACTGGTGTGAGCATAAGCCATCTGTGACCATCTCAGTCAAAGAAGACGAATGGATGGACGTAGGGGCTTGGGTGTTTAGGAACTTTGATGAAATCTCTGGTGTGTCCTTCCTGCCTTGGGCTGGTGGTACATACCGACAGGCTCCTTATGAGGAATGCAATAAAGAGCAGTACGAAGAGATGCTATCTAAGATGCCTAAAGATATTAAATGGGACGACTTAGTCGAAGTAGAAGACAATGTCGAAGGTGCACAAACATTAGCCTGCGTTGCTGGGCACTGCGAGATCTGACATGACAGTATTACTGCACATCATTGGTGGTTGTATGTTGGGGTTTGAATACGTTGATGACTTTGAAGAGGAACACTGTGTCGTCATTGACCTGTTCATCCTCAGAATAATGGTTTTTTGGTAGTCTAGGGTGTAGTGCTTAACGGGCCTCTTCGGAGGCTCTTTTTTTATTCTTTCTCGTACATCTCTCTTTCGTGCTTACGGCGTTTGACAAGGCCGGGGAGTTCCCTACCACCAGCCTTTGTCCATGCCATAAAAGCCTCCGCAGCGCCAGTAAAGTCGCCACGGTTATGCTTCATGCGGATTGTTGACCTTTGTAGATTGCCGAGTCCAACATTGAAGCTAAAGCTGACCAGTGCGTCAAAGCGGCCTTGGGTAAGTCCTTGAGGGCATAGTCTAAGTACGCCTCGTTCAAAGAGAGACAAGTCTGCTGCCAAGATTGCATTGACTTCGTCCATTGTGAGAGTTCGATCCCACCCATCAGGGATTGCAAGTCCTTTACGTTCATCTAATTTTACCTTTATATGATTAGGGTCAATAACATGACCAACGCCAACAGTCCACAATATAGCCGGACAGCGGTAGGGACGAAATCTAACTCCTTCATCCTTTTTGATGCCCTCTATACACTCTTTTGATACATTCACTTCTTGCCCCACTGACGAGAACCAAACCAGAAAGCAATGATTCCTGACAGCAAAGCCATCTCATCTTCAGAGAAGATAACATCCGTAGCTGCGATAAACTGCTCTACGTTCATACTGCCTAACCCGCCCTGTAGCAGGAAGTAGGTTAGACCAATATTGATTAAAACCAGTTCTAGCACAAAGATAAAGGTCACAGCAGGCCTTACGATGCCATTCAGATTAACAACCCACTTAGAGGCGTTGTTCATAATAGCCTTGTCGTGCTCTAAAGCGGCTCCCTGGCGGTCTGCATCGGTCTGGAGGGCTATCTGGTCTGTCCTGATCTCCTCGACCCTCTGTTGGGCTAAAAAGCCCCTCTCTGCCAATGCCAGTTCACGATCAGTTTGGATCTGGGCTAGTTTAAGTTCCTGAGCCTTATCTGCCTTGTCTTGGAAGAAGTTCAGTACCTGCGGCAATCCAGAGGCAAAAAAGCCGATAGCGGAGGATATAAGGGATAGCATAGGGTTCCTTAGGGTTTATAACCGACTACATAGGCAAAGCTAACTAGCACCAAAGCAGCTAAGAAGCAATACAGCTTCAGTTCAGCCAGTTTCTTTAGGTCTCTGCCAAACTCATCAGTTAGGTTTTTATTATCTTTTAGGATGCGCTCTTTAATGACTTCTATCTCAGCCCAGGCAGCATGACCGTGCTTCTCGATGATGTCTCTTTTGAGTTCTTCTTCTATCTGCTTAATTTCGTATAATCCACGCCATTCCTCAACGGCAGAGAACACAGAGGTGTCTTTGGGTCTGTTTAGCTGCTTCTTACGGAAGGCGGCTCTGGCCTGCACATCAGCCTTGCCAAGGTCTTGGATATCCTTGGTGACTGACTCCAGTTCCTTACCTACCGCCAATGCCTCTTTGATGCCAGCGACAGCAGCCTTGGCAACTTGAGTGACTGGTTCGCTCATGCTACTGTCCCGGCAGTGGGATAGGTTCGTATCTCTGTTTTTTCTTTTCTTCGTCTGGAAGAGGCACTGGAGAAAATGTTTGCTCAGGAAGAGTAATATTAGGATTTTCTTCGCCGCCAGCAGTAAGCGTCTCAAAACTTCTCTTTAAGTTAAGAGCAGCATCTGGAAGTTTTATATCCCTAGCCCGTAGTGCCTCTAACTTTGTAATTGTTTGTTGACCCGCTGGTGATATTTTTGCAGTCTTTAAGAAATCTTTGCCTTCAGGTGTTAACAAGATCCTTAGGACATCTGTATCTTTTAAATTAGAGGCTAAGTCATTAAAGAGCCTTAGAGCAACGTCTGCGCCCTTAGCTGCTTGATAACCTAAACCGGCACCTACCAATGCTTGTCCCTTTGCCACGGACTCTCCAGACAGCGGAGCACCCTCTTCTGGAACACTACGAATCTTCATATTGTATCTAAAGAACTTTGTAGCATCATCCATTCTCTGAGCAAATTCTTTTGCATTTGTGTCCAAAGAAAAAGCAAGAATGTCACGTTCTTCAGGTTTTAATGTGTTATACTTTGTTGTAAGTTTCTCAAAGTCTATACCAAAAGTACCGTCATCTAATTTTTTAGTAGAGCCTTCTAAAAACTTATTGTAGTAGGACAGTCTAAGCCTATCTACTGCCTCTGGTGCTTGGGCCTCAATAAAAGGAAGTATTTTATTTCTTTGGTCTGTAGAAAGTCCTTTAAATAGGTCTGAAAAACTAGCATCATCTAATTGATTAAAGTTTACATTTCTAAGTTTCTCTGGTAATCCCTGAGCAACAAAGTTATTGTAATTAGTGTATCCTTTCTCAACACTATCCCTAGCCTGCCCTAAATACAGCGATGCTTTTCTAACATCAATATTTGCTGATTTAGCCCCTATAGCCAAATCTTGTTTTAAACCGCCAAAAACTACAGCAGCAATCCTCTGTTGGTCTGAACGAGCAACATCCTTAAATACATTTTCTTCTCCAGATGCTTTACCAAATGATGAAAGATTGCCTTGAATCTTTTCTACTGTAGTTAAAGGTAACATCTGACCATTAAACTCAGTCATCATACGGCCTTTAGAGCGTTCTAATGCTGACGCAGCAGCAATAGCACTGTCTGTGCCTACGTTTCTAAACTCTCCAATTAAGTCGTCCATCCTCTTAACTGTTTCATCAATTGAAACAGACGGAGCACCGCCTAAAACGTCTTTTGCCCTGTTAAATTTATCTTGGATTGGTTTACCAGTGATGTTATACTGTAGTGCTCCTAGTTTCTGTCTAACAGCATTGAAGATAGGCTCTCCAATTTTACCTTCTGTAGCGATAGGAGCCATGCCAGAAAGTGTTTTGCGCTTTGCAGCATCTTCTAAAACATTTAGTATTTCTGCCGTTGCTGGGTTATTTTTCAATCGCTGGATAAGAGCCGCTGTCTGCGGATCACTACCAGACTGCCCTCTAAGCATAAACGTAGCAAGCGTGTTCTGGTCATTCTCAGGCAGATTTTTGACTAAATCTCTGGTTTGTTTTGCCGTCAGACCTGCACGGGTAACTTGGTAAAGTCCCTGTATTAACTGACCCGCACCAAGAATACCTGTTGCCATTCCAGTTTCATCAGCACCGCCAGCAACAGCATAAGCACCAGACTGCACTGCTGTGCCAAAAGGTGTTCTTAAGGGGATCTGAACAGCGCCCCTAGAAGCGCCAAAAGGAACTTCTTGTTCTTTTGTTGCAGGCCTTGTTGGAATACCGCCAGCGGCAACCTCTTCAAGTGCTCTCTTGGAAAACGAAGGCTGCCCTGTGATAGCAGCAACAATATCTAAAGGCAGTGCGGCAAGTTCTGTAGCGCCTGTTAAAAGCCCTCCAACAATTCCTTTTCCAGTGCCTACCTTCTTTTCTGCGTTTTCAACAAAATTTACAGTTCTTTCTAACTGAGTAATTCGTGCTTTTGCCTCGGCTGTGTTCTTAGATTCTAAAGATTTAATTTCATCTTTAGTTTCTTTTAACAGTTTTGAGTATAGTTCTTTAGCCTGTTTGTTTGTCTCAAACTGACCTGTAGCAACACGAACTCTTTCATCGTTTGTCAACGCTGCCATAACTATCCTTATCTATTGTAGAGTTCTAAAAACTTCTTTTTAAATGCGTCTTTTCCTAATGTTTTCCAGCCAGCATTTTCAGGTCTGTTAAACTCAGCATCAATAACAGAATCAGGGACTGCTTGTTTTTGTTCTGTTCCTGCGTCTGCACCACCATAACTGGTAAAGAAACCCTTTGGAAGGGAAACCCCGTAAGTACTGTATAGGCTGGATAAACGAGATTCTTTAGACCTCTGTGCTGCTGTTAGTTTTTGTTGTACTCTTTTTAACTGCTCTGTTGCTGTTTTAGTATCGTATTTATCGAAGTTTCCTAAGAATTCATTCATGGCACGAACAGCATCACCTTCTGTCTGTACTCCAACATTAAGATTAAGTCGGGCATTTCTAAGTGTTTCTAATGCTGTATTAAACTTACTGTAAGCCCTGGCTCCTTCATCACTAGCACCAGCAAGGGTTTTAAATGAATTTGCAAAGTTTTCTCTCAAGCCTAGTTTTAACTTACCAGACTGCAAATCTGTTAGAACACTACTAACTTCCTGTGCTCCAAAAGCAATACTAGAAGCTGAGTCAGCCTCTTTTAATGCAATTGGCACCAAAGCAGGCGGCATTCCAGCGCCTTCTGTTTGTTTTCTTAGCCAATTAAGTCTATATGCCTGTCTTTGCTCTACTGGTAGTGTTTCTAAGATACGTTCAAATTGCGTACCTTCTCCCTCTTTTGGTTTGGCAACCAAGACAGAGTAATCTTTTCCTCCCCCTCGTTGGAAGGCAGCTATGGATTCTGTTGTATAATCTGATGGGTTAATCTTTCCAAAAGGACCGGCATCTTTTTCAGGTGCTAGTGCTTTTATAGTAGCAAGTGTTTTTATACCAGCATCGGGAGCACCAGCAGCAAACAAGTCAGAAGCAACTTTCTGTAATACAGCGGTATCTCCTAAGTTCTGTCCTTGATATTTCTGCAATACAGTTTGGATTGTTTGTGCCTGCTGTAACTGTGGATTCTGTACTTCTGGAAACAGGCTTCTAGTGATTGCTCTAGAACCAAGATCACCAAACTTAAGACCAGCCTGATACAACGGAGCAAACACACCAAACTCACGCCCTTGTTGACCAATCTGCTGATTACGAAGCATATCCATCTGCTCTTGCTCTCTTACCTGAGCAGCAATCAGTTCTTGCGGAGTTGGTCCAAATAATGAAGTAATAGCCATTTTTATTCCTTAATTAACCGTAAACGCCGGGAGCAGTGAAGTTAACACCTGCATTTGCTGAATAAGGGTCATTAAACCCTGAAGGAACAGGAGAGTAACCGGCCCTTGTATATGGGTTGTATAACTGATTAAACATTTGCTGTTGCTGCTGATTACGAAGATACTGCTGACCAAAACCAGAAATATTCTGAGCCATCAATGACGGGCCAACTAAAGAGCCTTGTAGCTGAGTCTGCGCTGCTCCTAAACCACCTGTCAACAGAGACTGACCAACATTAGCACCAGCAGTAGCGGTCCTGCCGCCCAACTGAGCACCGATGTCTAAAGGCTGAAGTGCGGCCTGTTCAAGCAACTGCTGAGTACCAAACTGTTGTTGGAACGGAGCCAGCGATTTAGTTTGCAAATCAATACCAGTACCAAACAAACCAGCGCCAAAACCAATCCTCTGTTGCGCTGCTCGGTCTGCCTCTGCAGCCAATTGCAGGTCCTGTGTGCGGCGTGCATTAGCCAATGCAGCCAACTCAGGCTGTCCTTGAGCGCCAATGTTAAGACCGGCACGGCCTCTGCCAAACACAGAAGATGCTAATCTTTGTTCTTCTTGTTGACGAATAGGATCAAGAAGTGCTTGTTGTTCTGCAATGTATTGCTGACGAGCCTGTTCTGGAGACTGTGCAAGGTATTGTTGACCAAGGCCAAACAACCCCTCAGAGATTGCAGGTGCTCTTTCTGCTTGCCCAAGACTTGTTCCATAAAGGGCCGATAGCCTCGCCTGTAATGCTTGTATCTCTGGAGATGCTGTATAGCTAGCACTTGTTAATCTTCCTTCAGGCCCAAAGCCAAACTGAGACTGTCCAAACCTAGAAGTTATTCCTACTGGTCTAAATCTTTGTTCTTCAGCGGCTATTTTAGCTGCTTGTAGTTGCGCTTGTGCTGAGGTATTAGCTGCGTTTTCTGCAGATCTTCCAGCCATAGAAGAGCCTATTAGCGCCGCCCCTCCTCCTATTATTGCCGCTGTAACAATTGGCATAGTACTACTCCTTAATTAAAACTTCATCAATGTTATTAATATCTGTTTCGTTGGTAGCATGAATGCAGTACCAAACACAGTCTTCTAATGCTAAAACACCGTGATGTTTATCGGCTTTGATATTAAAACAGTGTGGTGCTTCAATATCAAAAACTTCATCATCTACTACAACTTTTACCTTGCCCTTAGCAAGAATAGACAGATGGTCATGCTTATGCTTGTGCTGAACAATCTGTGAACCCTTAGGAAACAAGCATTCCTTAGCGTATAAGTTATCTGAAAAATGATGTGTAATCATGTCTTCATAATGTAGCAAAGAGCATAGTATGGAGGCAGGTTAGCGTTAGTTCCTGATGAACCCTCTGTGCTGTTAGCAACAGTAATACCAGTGGTAGAACTAGCAGAAGTAACTGCAGTATTTGAACTTAACCTTTGTCCACTATCTGCACCACCACCTTGACCGGCAGAAGCACCCCCATGCCAAGCAGTTAATGAGTGTGTGTGTCCTGAATCTGTAACCGTAGCAGTGTGAGTATGGCTTACTACTACAGCATTAGCAGAGCCGCCAGTAGCGCCAACTGCATAGGTGGAACCAGCACCTACAACAAACTTGTCTCTTAAGTCTGGTGTTGAATTAGAACCATTACACAATACCCAACCAGAAGGAATAGATGCAGAAGAGCCTGACCAGATAATAATACCACCGCTGGGGAATGCGGCTGCTACCGCCGTGGTAACAAAGGCTGTACTAGCAATCTGTGTAGTGTTGGTGCCTGCCGAGGCTGTAGGCGTTAATGGCGTACCTGTAAAGGTAGGGCTATTGCTGTCTGACTTTGATGATATGGC